AAGGTTATCAAGGTTCTACTGGTGTACTAGGTTCTACAGGAGCTAATGGCGCTTCAGGTATTACTGGTGCTACAGGTGCTCAAGGTATTGTAGGAGCAAGCGGTACAGTAGGATTAATTGGAGACACTGGTGTAACCGGCAATCAAGGTATTGTAGGTATTGACGGTGTTCAAGGTTCTACAGGTGCTCAAGGTATAAATGGAGCATCAGGCGCTGCTGGTATTGATGGAGCTAGCGGAGCAGATGGTGTACAAGGAGCCACAGGTTCAGAAGGTACACAAGGTTATGATGGTGATACAGGTTATCAAGGAGCAAGTGGTGCAACAGGTTTAACTGGTGCTACTGGTGCTCAAGGTACAGATGGTTCAGAATATGTAACAATCCCTGTAACAGTATCATCATTCGCAGGTTATACTGGACTAGATAATGCGTACTTAATATACCCATCATTAATGGGCAGTTTCTTAAGAGTTCAAGGTCCTATATCAGGTATTACTGCTGGTATGACTGTAACTTATGGTGGTCATACATACACAGTTTATGATTACATTGAGAACAATAATGAATACTCAATGTTACAATTTACTGATTATCCAGTTACCCTTGGTGCTATACCTCCTGGTGCAAATATTACTATTGAGGGTTATGGTGCACCAACAAATACAGGTTACACCGGTTCAACTGGTGCTACAGGTTCACAAGGTACAGTAGGTAATGCAGGTGTAGATGGTGCTACAGGTTTTGCTGGAGCAAGCGGTGCTTCAGGTATAACCGGTTCATCAGGTCCTACGGGTGCCGATGGTGCTACAGGTTCTATTGGTACTAATGCCGCAACTGGTCCTACTGGTGTAGGCGGTGCTACAGGTATTATAGGTGTAAATGCAGCAACTGGCCCAACAGGTTCTACAGGTTCTCAAGGTATCCAAGGTGCTTCAGGTATTGACGGAGCTTCAGGTGTAACTGGTAATACTGGTACTGATGGAGCTACAGGTTCTCATGGTATACAATTAAAAGCAAACGTAAACGGCAACTTCTCAATAACAGCGGTAGGTACAACTCAAACAGCAGTACCATTCCTTGCTGATGCAGAATCTGGTAACACATTCTATAATTACTCAGTTGGCCAAACAATTATCATGGCCAAAGATTTCAACAACTACATGGTTGGTGATATCACAGCGACTAATGGAACATACATTGACTTTACAGTTACTAAATCGGTTGGTAGTGCAACTGGCGTAAGTGGTTGGGTAGTTAACCTTGACGGTGCAATAGGTTGGATTGGTGCTTCAGGTGCTACTGGTTCTCAAGGTATTCAAGGAGCTTCAGGCACACAAGGTTATCAAGGCGCAAGTGGAGCTACAGGTTATCAAGGAGCAAGTGGCGCAACAGGTTTAACAGGAGCTACTGGTATTAATGGAGCTTCAGGCATAACTGGTTCATCAGGCGTAACGGGTCAAAACGGCACGCAAGGTATAAATGGAAATCAAGGTACTCAAGGAGCTTTAGGTACACAAGGTGCTTCAGGAGCAACTGGTATTGAAGGTGCTACTGGTTTCAGTTTATGGCAAAGTGAGACAAACCTAACAGGTACTTCACAGCAAACCATAGAACAATTTGCTACTAACCATTATGGTACAGCAAAATACTTAATTCAAGGTATTGATGCAGATGATAATGTACAAGTTACCCAAGTTATATTAACACAAAATTCAAGTGGTGTATATATTACAGAATATGCTACACTTAACTTATCAGCTCAAGAATATGGTGATCTAATGATCCTATTTGGTTCTGAAGACTTACAAACATCTTCTGGTTCTCCAGAAGACTTAATGGTATAAAGGGAAAATAAAATGTCAGTATTTTCAGTGACAGCAACAACAGATGGTTCTGTAGTTTCTATTAAGGTAACTCCAACGAGTTCTGGAACTACAAATATCAAATGGATACGAGAAGTTGTAAGAAGTCGTATTGGTGGTACAACTGTTGAAGATGACGGTTCTTTTATATTTGCCTCATATACTACTTCAGATATTGGATCAATACCTGCAGGTAAAGCATATCTATATCCTGATGATTATTGGGATCGTGCTGTAGATTTTTCTGCACAAGTTGGAAATAATATAACATTTGATTCTGCTGGTGTAGGTCCACAGAATGCAGCAGTAGGTAATGTAGATAGTTGGGATGGAACTACATTGATAGTGACTATAGTATCAGGCACTTTTACATCTAGAACTAACTTCGATAAGATTACTTATGGATACTAATAAATAACATATCATTAATATATTACCTAGGGGACAGTGAACCTTGGCTACAAGTAACAATTCATTCTTAGTAAAGAATGGCCTATCAGTCGGTGGCTCATCCGGCATAATAAATGTTATCGATAATCAAGGTAACTGGATAGGTGCAACTGGAACCTTAAATGGAGCTACAGGTCCAGCAGGTGCTACTGGTATTCGAGGTGCTTCAGGTATTTCTGGAGCCTCAGGTTATGTAGGTTTAGATGGAGCAACAGGTTCAAGAGGTGCTACAGGACCTAAAGCAGATTCAGCATGGACAGTAATAACAGGTGCTACATCATTTGAAGTTAGCACAAAATATTTGGTAGATACAACTAGTGGTGCATTTACAGTAACTCTACCAGCGTCTCCTGGATTTGGAGATACTATTACTATTGGTGATGCATGGGATTTTAATTCATATAATTTGACTATAAATCCCAATGGAAATACTATATCTGATGTTTCTGGTAATTTAGTGATTTCAACAAAAGGTATTATAGTTAATCTTGTTTATTATAATACTTGGATGAGATATAATTTTAATTTTGTTGCAGGAGTACCAGAAATATATGGAGACTTAATGTCTGAATCCGGTTCAGAAGATTTAATGACTGGCAGCGGTAATTTAGATTTAAATATATGATAAATAATATAGGACAACAAAGTGAATTATATTATAAATAATAATGAGATAGACCCTATCTATTAACTTTTTAAGAGATTTAAAAAAATGTCAAAGACCCTACAATTTAGAAGAGATTCAACAGGAAACCTAGCATCGCAGACCGGTGCAGCAGGTGAAATTTTTATCGACACCACGAAAAATACCGTGGTCGTCATGGATGGTTCAACGCCAGGAGGACATCCACTTGAACTACAAGGAGCTGGTACTGGTGCTACTGGTGTACCAGGAGCTTCTGGATATGTAGGTCATGACGGTGCTACTGGTATCCAAGGTGCATCAGGAGTAAGTTATCCACATTCATATCCTTATAAAGTTAGTTCTAATACAACTGCGTCAAAACCTGGATATGGTTATGTTAGATTAAATAATGCTTCTCCAGATTCAACAACAAAAATTTATGTTGACGATAGAAATTATAACGGTGGAGCTAGTGGAGCTACAGGTCCTTCATATAATACTGGTGGGTTCTATGATTCATTAAGTCAATATGGTGGAGTTAATGGATTAGCCTCATTAAGACTTCAATCAAAATCTCAAGCTAATAAATTTTCAACTTTCTATATTACCGCAACAACATTCCATGGTACTGGTGATGGTGACTCAGATCCAAATGGTTGGTATGAGTTTGATGTTATCAATGCTCAAACTTCTGGCGGCGGTTTTACTTCTGACGAAGAAGTAAACACGATTTATACATTATATGGTAAAGATGGTGCAACTGGAGCAGCTTCAACCGTACCAGGTGCTACTGGTGCTACTGGATTCCCTGGTGCTACTGGTCCACAAGGTGCTTCTGGCGTTCAAGGTGCTTCAGGTTCTACTGGATTAACTGGTGCTACAGGTATCGCCGGTGCAACAGGTTATACTGGCGCTACTGGTATCCAAGGTGCTTCAGGTTCTACTGGATTAACTGGTGCAACTGGTGTTCAAGGTGCTTCAGGTTCTACAGGTTTACCAGGTGCTACTGGTTCTGCTGGTGCTGCTGGTGATAGATACTCAACCACTTCATCTTCATCATTTGCAATTGCTACTTCTGGAGCAACTGGCATTACGATTGGAACAGGATTAAGTTATTCTACTGGACAACCAATTACTTTAGCATATGATGCATCTAATATTCAAGATGCTACAATTACTTCATACAATCCTGCTACTGGTGCTCTTGTATTTACAAGAACTACTGGTGGTACTGGTTCAGGAACTTATACATCATGGGCAGTTAACTTAGCTGGTGCTGTAGGTGCTGTAGGTGCTACTGGTACTCCAGGTGCTACCGGTCCACAAGGTATCCAAGGTGCTTCAGGTGCTACTGGTACACAAGGTGCTTCTGGTTCTACTGGCTTAACAGGTTCAACTGGTCCACAAGGTATCCAAGGTGCTTCAGGTGCTACTGGTACACAAGGTGCTTCTGGTTCTACTGGTTTAACTGGTGCTACAGGCGTACAAGGTATCCAAGGTGCAACTGGTGTTCAAGGTGCTTCAGGTTCTACTGGATTAACTGGTGCTACAGGCGTACAAGGTATCCAAGGTGCTTCAGGTTCTACAGGCCCTACTGGTGCTACAGGTACTGCTGGTACTAACGGTTCTACAGGTCCTACTGGTGCTTCTGGTACATCAATTGGTGCTACAAGTTCTGTTTCTGCTGCTTATATCGCTGCTTATACAGGTCAAATATTAGGATCTGTTAATGGAGCAACCGGTGCTACTGGATTCTTCTTAGTAAATGGAGCTCTTGCAGTTGGTGCTGCCGCTGCTGGTGCTACAGGTTCTATTAGAGCTACAAACGATATTACAGCTTACTACACTTCAGATAGAACATTAAAAGAAAATATTAATGACATTCCAAATGCATTAGATAAAGTTGTTGCAATTGGTGGTAAAACATTTGATTGGACTGACGAATATATTGCTAGTGCTGGCGGAGAAGACGGTTACTTCGTTAAGAAATCTGACTTTGGTGTTATTGCTCAAGACGTACAAGAAGTATTCCCAATGGCAGTTCGCCTAAGAGATACTGGTAAACTTGCGGTTGACTATGACAAATTAGTTGCTCTTGCATTCGCGGCAATTAAAGAGTTAAAAGCTCAATTAGACGCTAAATAATTGTAATTTAAATCCAGACTAGTATATAATAAGCTAGTCTGGATTTTATTGTGAAAGATTATAATGTATTATACAAAATATGTAACTGAAGGTGGAATTGAATTCTATTATAATAATAAGGATAATAGATTATATGAAGTAGATGGCACACCTATCTTATTTCAAGATCAAGAACCATCTAAAAATATTGAATATGAAGAATTTGCAAAAGATAACTACGGCTCTAGGAAAAAGAGTAATAAACCTGTAGCCATGAGAATTTTAATGGGTCATGCATGTAATTATTCATGTACCTATTGTATGCAAAAAGATATTGGTAATCCTAACGAATTACCACAAAGAGAAGGTTTACAAGGATTTTTTGATTCTGTAAAAGAAAATTTAGATCTAACTGATCTAACTCGTGTTGAATTATGGGGTGGGGAACCATTCTTATATTGGAATGATATGATGAGATTGTTAGAGTTCTTTGATAAAGAAGGACTTCAATTTTTCATATCAACTAATGGTAGTGCATTAAGTCATAAACATGCTGAGTTTTTTAGTAAATTAAAGAGTAATATTATTGTTAATGTTTCTCATGATGCTAAAAGACAAGAAGCGTTACGAGGTGAGGATATTTTTAATAGACCTCGTGTTATTCAGACATTTAAAGAATTTGATGCTTTACCAAATGTAATATATGGATTTACATGTTCTATTACTAATACTAACTTTGATTTATTTGAAATTAATGATTATTTCAGGAATCAAATTTTAGATAATGATTTAAGAACATTTAATTTGTCATTCTCACTAGGTAGAACTTATGTTGAGAATGCGAATGATATTACTGATTCTTTACCATGTACTCCAATTGAGGATGCTAAACCATTAGATCCTTCAAAGGGAGAAAGTTACACACATGTAATTCATGGCGAGAATTTAGATAAATTTAGAATTATTTTAAGAGACTTCTTAGAAGCTCATTATCAGCAGTTTGTTTCATTTGGTATAGGGGAAGATGGTACACCAAATGTTTTAAATGCAACTGCACATGAATTAAAATATTTAATATGTGATATTTGGGAAGGACAAATGGCATATAGTGTAGGAGTATATGCTAGAAAAGTTATTACAGGCGAACCAATATTAGAAACTACTAATTGCGGCGCTGATATGAAAGATATATTATCTATAGATGTTGATGGCAATGTGAGAACATGCCCTCATACTGATGAGACACATATAACTGGTCATATAAATAACTTAAAGGGTGTTAGAATTATTAGTTTAGACTTGAATAGAAAAGATTCACACTGTCTTTCATGTCATAATAGACGAACTTGCAGAAGTAGTTGTCCAATTAATTTACCTGATGAGGTATTTTATACAAATTGTAGAATTGAAAAGATCTACTATGGAGAAATACAAAAGGCAGCATTTAGATTTTTAATGAATGATAAAGTAGAAATGATAGGAACTGGATTAGATACTCCAGAAACATTTTTACAAGCAGCTTGATTGAGGAGATATAATAATGCAATTTACAGAATCTTTAATTAGACATATTGAACATAAGTTACCTAAAGAATTTTTGCCTGATCATACAACAGGAGAAAAAGTTTTAATTATTCTTGATGTTTGGCAAAGTATGAGAGATAAAATTGCCGATCAAGATAAAAAACTTGAAGGAGCTATGAAAGATTTAGAGTTTACTTTAAATCTATTAAATATAGCAGAAACGTATATTACTGATAATGATACCTTTAAACAGGAAGTGAATGATTGGTTAGAATACTATCGAAAGATATCAAAACAGGAAAAGTAAAAAATGACAATTGTAGCTTCAGGTGTAATAAGTTTTGCTGGTAGTGTTGGTGTAGAGTTAGGAAGATCTTCAACTGCCACCATATCAATGAGTGAGTCTGAGGTTTATAGTCTTGCAGGAAAATCTGCTGGTGCAACAATATCTCTATCAGATTTCTATGGTAAGGCTTTAGCTTATGTATTCAATCAAACAATTTCTACAAATACAACTAACTATAATCTTAAATCTGCTGCAATAGCGGCTGGTTGGGATCAAGTTAAAAAGCTTGTTGCAACAATTACTATCAACTCTGGGATTTATGTCTACTCAACCTCAACTGGAACATATGCATTTGATACTGGAGCCACATTCCCATCAGGTTCTACATTAGCTCTTACCAATAATGGAATTATCTTAGGTTGTGGTGGTGCTGGTGGTAATGGTGGTGATGCTAGTTATTATTATGGTGTCGCCAGTGCTGGTTCTGCTGGTTCTGCTGGCGGTCCTGCATTTATTGCACAATATGCCATATCAGTTACAAATAATGGTACTATTGGTGGCGGTGGTGGCGGTGGCGGTGGTGGCGGTGGATCAAAATATGGTTAAAATAAAGGACATAACAGATGGAATTTAAACCCTTATTACAAAATAAAAGATTAGTGGCATGTGGAGCATGTGCGTGTGCTAGTAATGCTGGTGGTGGCGGTGGCGGCGGTCAAGGAAATGGATCAGCCGGTAATGCTGGTTCTGCATACGGTCCGTATACTGTATATCCTGGCTCAAATGGCGGTGCTGGATCCTTATCAGGAGCAGGTGGAGGTGGTGCTGGAGGTTCACGGTCAGGAGTGCAAGGTGGTACTGGTGGCGGTGGCGGTAGTGCTGGTTCTGCCGGTGGTGGTGGAGGCAATAGTACATCTTATGGGTATGTTTACTCTAGTGGTGCTGGCGGTGGCGGTGCAGGAGCAGCAATTGCAGGGAATTCATACGTAACATGGTTAGCAACAGGAACTAGATCTGGTTCAATAGCTTAATATAAATATTATATTATGAATTTAATGATTAATCATATAATGACATATAGAATTATTTCATTTGATGAACAATCTGGGCAAATACAAATAGAAGTTGATGAGTTACCACAAAGATTAGTAATTGATTTGCCTATTGAAGATGGAAAATATCCAGAAGGAGATATTTTAGATAATTATATCCGTGGATTTATTCCTGTATGGACTATTACTAGAAAAGAAAGAATTAAAAAAGGAATAAAAAATTCTGATTATATTAAATCATTAGTTACTAAACCTAGAAAAAAACAGGTAAAATCAAAAGATTTAGCTAATATAAATCAGTCAATTAAACTTAATTATCTATATAGAACTGATTGGACACAATTACCTGATTCTCCATGTAATGATGAACAAAAAGAAAAATGGAGAATATATCGTCAAGCTATAAGAGATATAGATGTAACTATAGATAAAGATATAGAATGGCCAGATCCTCCAATAGAAGATCAGGAATATTTAAATAGATTTTTAAACAAACAAATGGATTACTAAAGATGTCATATTCTATTATATCACATAATGACTCAGAAAAAAAATTTACTATAAACCATAAAGGTTATAGTATTGATATTAATTACCCTAGTGACGTTGATTTATTTTCAGATATACTTCCTGAAAATTTAGAAACTATTATTTCAGGAATTACTGTTTCATATAATGATATGCCTGATTATACTGAACCAGAAGTAATTACGCCTACACCCGTTCATGGAGACTGGAGATAATGAAATTTTATATACCAAAAAGTTTATCACGTGGAAATACAGATATTTCTGCAACAAAACTTGGTAATTTTTTAAGTTCTGTTGGATTAGATTATACTACAGACGATACTGATTCTACTATAACTAATTATATTTTATTTAGAAATCCAGATCCAACTCCACCAATAAACAATTTAACAGAACTTCAAAATTATATTGAAGTTCATGGAATGAACACGTCAAATTATCTAAATGAAAAATTTGGTATTTCAGGATCACATAATTTAAATAATAAATTTGTATTACATCAACATTTAGAGTCTTTAAATCTTCCAAATATACCTACATCATTTCCTAAAACAGAGAATGAAATAAGAGATTTTATTACTGCTAATGGTTCAATCATATGTAAACCAGTTTTGTATTATGGCTCAAAAGATCCATTTGCTGATATTAAAGGAAATTTATTATCCATATCTGGAGATTTTAGAGATTCATATTTAGAAACTGTAGATCAAATTTCTACTACAAAGCATTTCTATAATTACTATACTTCATATGAAGCATTTGCTGCGGATGTTGATGTAACTGAATTTTTAAAGATTCAAAATAGTACTAAAACAACATTAACTCATCAATGTATTTTCCAAAAAGATTTTGGTGATTCATATACTCACTTTATAGTTGTTGGTTATGTAAATGGATCTAATGAAATTATTCATGAGCCGTTTATTGTAATGAATAGATCAAATGAAGAAGTTCCTGATGATCTATATAATAAACTACCAGGTGCATTAGTTGCTAATGATAAAATAAATAATCATTCAAAACAAAAGATATCATTTGATTTTAATTCATTAAGTGAAACTGATATTGTTAATATTTTAACTACTGGATGGCATGTTCAAGGTTCTGATCCATATGATATGGAGAATAAATTAAAATCATTATTTAGTGCCTCAAATACTAAGAATACGTATTTTACTGCTCAGGGATTTATTGATTCTGACGGAAATCCAGTTATATTTGATGTATCAACAGGAAAACTATTTGCTGCTACAAGACGTGAGTGGATTACTCCAGAACAGCATCTAAATAGATTTAAGTTTATACATGATTTAGAGCATGATGCTTCTAAATTATCAAATACAACTTATAGATTCTGGTTTGAAGGAGTTATGCCAAATGGTTTAAATCAATCATTGGTTGATTTAGCAGCTTCATTAAATATTGTTATTCTATTACCAATAGGAGATGGTTATACACGTGGACCATTTACTGCTTATGGTAATACTAAAGAAGAAGTTGCTGCTCACGTAAAACAATTTTTAATTGCCTGCGCTGCAACATAAATAGTTTACTATAATTTATTATGAAGGGTTATTATGTCTTATTTTGGGTATCACTTGATGTTGGATTGCAGTGGATGCAATGATGGTATTAAAAGTAGAGAGAATATCTACAATTTTGTAAAAGAATTAGTCAAACGCATCGATATGACCGCACACGGAGAGCCTGTGATAGAATATCTTCTACCAGGCGATCCTAAAGAAGGTTACAGCATGATGCAATTAATCACAACTAGTAATATCGTCGGTCATTTTATTGAACCAAATTCAACTGCATATTTTGATATATTCAGTTGTAAAGAATATGATATTCAAGTAGCTCAAGATGTAGTTAAAGAATTCTTTGGTCCAACTAAGATTAGAGTTAATTATATAACCCGTCATGCAGATTAAAATATTTAATGATAGTCCAAAAGACTCTCTTCTAATATTAGTAACAGCATTCGCTGTTACCTATCCATTCGTATTTGTATATTATTTCCATCAGATGAGTTGGATCTCCGTATTCTTTTCGTCTTTAGGATTAATATTTTCTGCTATGTGGCATTTCAATACCACAATGCATTATCATATTCATCGAGCAATATTTACAAATAAACTAGTTAATGAGATATTTGAATCTATTTGTACTATTCCGATGATGATTAGTTATGAAGAATATAAAAGTGTTCATATGGTTCATCATAAATGGGTAAATGATCCGGTTGTGGATGGTAAATTATACGATCCAACTTCTACATTTAGAGGTGGTAAGGATGGAAAAGAAGAAGGATTCTTATCATATGTCTTTGGAACTCCAATAAGATATTTCTTAACTATTGACGGGCCAGATCTACATAGACCCGTTCCATTTAAAAATCCTAAAAAATTAGTGAGAGAATTGTATGTTAAAATAGCATTCTTAATCATATATTCTATTATTGACTGGAGATTTATTCCTGTATTTTTAATATCAATGTACTTCGCGTGGGTATTTAATATGATGTTAACATATTCAGAACATCATAGTGCTACAGACTGGCAAGATCATACCAGAGATTCTTGTTCATGTTATGGTAAGATATATAATTTTTTAACCTTTAATTCTGGATATCATCAAGAGCATCACTACAGACCAGGAGCACATTGGACTCAACTTCCAAGTTTAAGAAAAGAACTTCCTGCTGATAGACATATAGTTAAAGGCACATTGGTTTTTAACAATAATCCATTCACTCTACCATTTTCAAAGATTAAATAATGATTAAAATTGACTATAAAACCCTAACACACGATTCAAGATTAGGATTTTATGAAATAGGTAATAAAAAATATTGGGACAAAGCTAGTGCTGTTATGGAAGGCACAAAGATGGGTCTTGGATACAAAGACCTTTATTGGAACTTTAATGATGAGGACTTTTCAAAGTGGAATTGGTCTGAAGAGCCATCAGGAAGCATTAGACAATATTATCATACCAGAGCTCGGCAACTCAGAGAAAAATATGATTATATAATTATAAATTGTTCCGGTGGAGCTGATTCATCTACAGCATTATATAGTTTTCTTCATCAAGGATTACATGTAGATGAAGTATTTGTCAGACACGCAGGTGAAGGGACAAATAAGTATAAATCAACTAATAAAGAGTTTGATGCTAGTAATGAACATTCTGAATTTGAGTATGCTGGATTACCTCTATTAAATTGGGTTAGAAAAGTAAGTCCTAAAACTAAGATTACCATACACGATTTTAGTTTAGATATTATTAAAGATGACCTAACATGGGATGAGAATTTTATTCATTGGTGCGGCGATTATGTTACTCCTGGGTGTGTTGTTAGATATTCCCATGCGTCAAATAAAGATAGTTTAAATACATTTGATAAAGGTAAAAGTATCTGCATTTTATTTGGTACTGATAAGCCTAGAGTATCTATTACTCCCGACGGTGATATAGTTACATTCTTTGGGGATAAGGCCGTTTCTTCGGCTCTTCCAGCAGCTGTAAACAATGGTTACACTAATACTCATGTAGAATTGTTTTATTGGAGTCCTGATGCGGTACCACTGATGATAAAACAATGTCATCTAATTAAAAAATGGTTTGAGATGCCTGAGAACAGAAGATTACAATACATGCTTAATCCAAACTGGCTATTAAACTCATTAAATAGAACATTGTATGAAAATATAGTTAAAGGTATTATATATCCTGACTATGATTTATCAATATTTCAATGTAATAAACCAGTAAAATCAGTCATGCAAGAATGGGATTACTGGATGAATGATTTTAAAAATACTGAGGGATTTGGTACATTCATGAGAGGATTATCACATTTATATAATAATACAAATAAAGACTTCTTTAAAGTTCCAGACATTGGTATTCATGACCAACAGATGTCTGAGTTAAACTGGGAATATAAAATTTGTCCTAGTAAACAGTACCTTATTGGTAAATTGAATAATTCTTTAATTTACTAATAATACATTTTTAGTATATAATTAATATATTATGATTAGTTTTTTATTGATTGTTTTATTTTCACTGATAATTGGTGCTTTAACTGGATTACTTCCAGCCCTACCAGTTTATACTGGAACTATTATATTATACTATTTTGGTCATAATATGCCATTAGAACACCTGATGGTATTTTGGTTAGTTGTTATTTCAGGAAGTCAATTCTTTGGATCTATTTCAACGATAGCAACTAAAATACCAGGTGAAGAAAGTTCTACTGTGTATTTAAAAGATATTGATTCTCTATCAATTAATCAACGAAATGCTTTACTTTATGATACTGCTTTAGGAAGTATGATTGCAGGTGTACTTTCCTTATTAGTTGTTTATGGAATAGTATCATATACTTCATCTAATGTATTATTCTTTAGCTCATTAAATTTCCAAATTATTTGTTATACGTTAGCGTTCTTAAGTTTTATATTATTAAATAAAAATATTATAATGACTATTTGTCTTGTTTTACTTGGACTTGCATTAGGACCAAAAAATAACTATGCACTTCCGGCTGCGTGGTTTGATTTTGTATCATTATTCCATGGATATACGTTCTATATGGTTATTCTTGGAATAATGATTATTCCACAATTATTAACTAATGAGTATGATGCTGTAAATGATCATATAAAAGTAATTAATAATAAATCATTCAGTATAATTCAAGGATTTAAATCTTCAATTATAGGATCTATTGTTGGATTAATTCCTGGCCCAAGCGCGTTTCTAGCTTCTTTAACTGCATACAAGACAGCCGGAACAGATATATCTAAAAAAATCATTGCCGCAGAAACAGCTAATAACGCATCAGTTATAACATGTGCTATGCCTTTGTTACTATTAGCATTACCTATAAATCAGAACACTCTAATATTCTCGAATATCATGGATATAAGGTCTATAAATATAATTGAAGCAATTTTTCAAACGAGTTTTGTCTCAGGTTTATCAGTATTACAATTAGTAATACTAACATGTTTAATGTGCATGTTTATCTATTTTTGGTTAAGCACACATCTAATTGATTATTATGTGTCATTTGTAAATAAGCTTCATGGTAGAATGAAATATATTTTACTGGCTATTATAGTATTGCTAATTGCATTAGATATTAGTACTGCTGAAATATCATTATATAATTATGTTATTTTGTTGAGTTTCTTTTCATTTATTGGTATATTATTAAAACTTTGCAGCATTAATCCTTTGCCACTATTATTTGCCATGATTCTAGGTGATAAGATGGTATGGGTTTACATGCAATTTTTAACAATTCATTTTGCATAGGAGTAGTACATGAAAAAATTATTGATTATTATGGGTTTATTAAGTGGGGTTGCTCAAGCTGAAATTACTGTAGTTAATCCAAGTAATAAAGCTAGTCCAGCCACGGTATTTGCAACTTCATATAAAGATGCTTTAGGACAAGACACTAAGTTCTATCAAGCTTCTACATGTGAAGATGCACAAAAGGTTTTTGATAAAACTAAAGACGCTGTTATGGTCTATAATAGTTCTATTGAATTTGCTGCTAGAGATAAAGGGTTAAACTGCGGTCTAAAAGCCAATGCAGTTAATACTGTTTATATTGGTAAGCAATATATGAGTTTATGTACATTAAAGGATAGTGGTGTATCGTTAACTAATGATAAAATCACTTTAGGTATGACTTCAATGTATGCAACTAAAACCCACCAGGCAGATCTAAGATCAGTTGGTATTAATACAACTTTAGTACCATACGGCGGCAGTAAAGATATTGTGACTGCAGTTCTTAATAAAGATATCGCTGCCGGATATATTTCATCATCTATGGCTGATAAAAACAAAGATCTAGTGTGTTCTTATCAGACTAATCCAGACTTACCCAATTATATAGGCAAATCTTTTAAATTAAAGGTTCCAGATTTTAGAATTACGTATGTAGTCTATACTAATACTACAGATCCTAAAGTTATGGATAGTCTTTTAGCTGCTCAGTCTAATCAATCATTTTCTGAATATTTAAAGACTTCTGGCACTATTTCTAATTGGACAGTACGTTTATCTGATATAGATGCTGTGAAATCTTATGTCGACAAATTATTTGATAACTGGAGCTTCCATAGTGAAATTTTCACTAATTAGTAGTTCGGTATCTTATAAATAGATATAGAAGGTATTCTTATTCAACAAGGACTGATAAAAATGAAAAACATCAAATGGGTATTAGCCCACGAACCAATTGAGTTGTTTATTCGTGCAGCTGAGGTATTTGCTAAAGAAGTAAATGCTAAGGCACCTGGTCAACTTAACATTGAAGTTATGACTTTAAGCGAGTATGCTGATAAGTATAACAATGGTGTTGCCGTTGACAAACATAGCTTAGTAGACTTACTTGATTCTGGTAAGATCGAAATGAGCCAAACTTACACAGTTACATTAGGTGAAATCGATAAAGATTTCCAAGCATTAGATCTCCCATTCTTATTTAAAGACCATGACCACGCAGCTAGAGTATTTGAAGGCGAAATCGGTCAAAGCTTATTAGCTGGTTTAAGCAAAAAGGTTGGCGTTAAAGGTCTAGCATTTACTTATTCTGGTGGTTTCCGTGTTATGCCTGGAAACGAATCAGTTAATCGTATCGAAGATTTAAGAGGTATGAAAGTTCGTACAAGCCATAGCCCAGTAGCTATTGATACATTCAAAGTATTGGGTGCTGATGTAGTTCCTATGGAAATTGAAGAACTATCTGACAACTTAGCTGACGTTACTGTTACTGTTGGTGAATCTACATATCCAAGAGTTTATGCTTTAGGTCAAGATAAAGTATCTAAAGTAGTTAATCATACAGAACATAGTTTATTCTTAACAAGTATTCTAATTGGCGAATCATTCTGGGAAACTTTAAGTCCAGAGTTACAAGCAATTGTTAGCGATGCAGCTCTTGCAGCGGCTAAATATGAACGTGAATTAAGTGTTGAAGATGTACGTTTAACACGCGAACGTTGCCAAAAAGATGGTATTGTTTTAAATGATATGTCTAAAGAAGAACAAGCTAGATTCAAAAAAGCAACAGAATCTATCTATGATAAATACAAAGACTACTTCACACCAGGTTTAGTTGAAGGAATCTTAGCACACTAAGTAAGATGGGCGGAGCAAATCCGCCCTCTTTTTTATTATTTTGAGGAGTATTATACATGAGTAGGGTACAGATCCATACAGTAGATCAGCCAAATTCAGATACAACAACATTTGTTTTATCATGTAACAGACTTGATGTCCTAGATAAAACTCTCCAATCATTTTATGCAACAAGAGACTACATAACCAAGATGGTTATCGTGGATGATTCTGCTGAGCCAGGAATCTTTGAAACTCTAGTTGAAAAATATGGTAAGGATTGCGATGTTATCTGTTTCCCAAGGAATCGTTCACAATGGTGGGCAATGGATTTCATGGTATCTTACTGTGACTCAGACTATATATTCTATCTTGAAGATGACTGGGAAATGCTTAAACCAGGTTATCTTAATCAATCAAAAACAATCTTACAAAAATACCGTGATGTTGGTGTAGTCGATACTTCATGGCGTACATTCGAATTTCAGGGTATAGACTCATATCACAAGGGTCTTGTTGATGATATGTTCTACTGGAAGAGACCATGGAAGATTACCGATACTCATGTGGCTTGGCATGCATGGGTTGGATCTCCTAATCTTAGACGTCGTGACGATTTAATCATGTTAGGTCGTGTAGAGAAATGGCATAATGAATGGAACATCGATCGTAAGTTTACTGCATTAGGTTTTAAAGGTGTATTCCTTAACGGAGAATATTCAAGACATCTTGGAGATAAATGCTCTAGAATGGAAGGTAAACGACCAGATGATTCTAAAGTTCCATATGACTTCTATCCAAAAGAAGTTCTAGCAAATCGTAGAGCTCCACTTATTAACTATAGAGAGATGGATTGGATCTATGAATATCCAGCTGATGTAACACTAGTTACTATGGCTCTTGATATATCTCGGGGCGATCGTTCTTTTGAAGAACATTATATCAAAGGTCTAGATCATTTACTTTCTGTTCGTAATCCATTAGTAGTATATGCAGATCCTAAGTATCATGACTATATTAGAAAACGCCGTAAAGAATTAAGTATTGCAACATCTAATAATCGAGTAGAATGTCGTGCAATAACTTTACAGGATCTAGAACATAGAACAAAATTTAAAGAGATCCAAGATATTATATCAAGTGATAAATGGATCGATCAGTCTGGTTGGATTAAAGGTTCTGCCTTAACTAATCCATACTATATCCCTCTTACTTTAATTAAGAATGAGTTGCTTGCTCAGATCGCTAATTCAAATCCATTCAATTCTAAACGATTCTATTGGATTGATTCAGGTATGTCTAATAGCTTTGGTGTAACTGAACCTATTAAGACGTGGAACTTCTTATTCTTACCTAAAGATAAGTTCTTCCTTACTTCATATCCGTATCAGACAAATTCTGAGATCCATGGATGCAATATAAATATTATGACAGATATCGTTGGTAGAAAACCAGAATACGTTTGTCGTGCAACATTATTTGGTGGTTCTAAAGATCAGATTACAGAGTTTAATAAGTATTACTATGATGTAATTACACAAACTCTAGATCAAGGAACTATTGGTACAGAAGAAGCAATATTTACTATGGTGGAGATGATGAATCCTGACTTAGTAAATCGTTATGCAATGCCAAATGGCGATATTAAAAATTATTTGAACACTATAAGGAATAGATAATGAGATTTCATATTTTAGGTTTACCGCATACAGTATCAAGCAAGGAATATGTTGCTTGTGCATACACTCAAAAGGTCGTCAAATTTGCAAAGATGATGACTGATCGAGGTCATGAAGTTATCCATTATGGTCATGAGGATTCTGATCTACAATGTACAGAACATGTGCCAGTAACCACAAATAAAGATCTTGAAATCGCATATGGTTCTTATGATTGGCGTAAGAACTTCTTCAAGTTCGCAACTAACGATCATGCATATACTACATTCTATAAGAATGCTATTCGAGAAGTAGGTAAACGTAAACAAAAGAATGACTTCATCCTCCCTTTCTGGGGTTCAGGTACTCGTCCAGTTTGTGATGCTCATCCAGATCTAATTTGTGTAGAACCAGGTATTGGTTATGCTGGTGGACATTGGGCTAAGTTTAAGATCTTTGAATCATATGCTATCATGCACGCATACTACGGTCTTGAAGCTGTTGGTATGTGTAAGAATAATTTCTATGATGTAGTTATTCCAAACTATTTCGATCCAGATGATTTCACATTTGCTCCTGAAACTAAAGAAGACTATTGCTTATTCCTAGGTCGTGTATACGAAGGTAAAGGTATTCATGTTGCTATTCAAGCAACTGAACGAGCAGGCATGAAACTTAAAGTTGCAGGTCAGAATAACCTAGAAGCATGTGGTTATAAAGAGATTCCAAAACACGTTGAATTTATTGGTTATGCAGACGTAGAGAAACGAAGAGAACTTATGTCTAAGGCAAAGGTTTCTATGGTTGCTTCTATGTACGTTGAACCATTCGGCGGAGTACAGATCGAGAACCTATTCTCTGGTACACCAACAATTACTACTGATTGGGGTTCATTCACAGAGAACAATATCCATGGCATCACAGGATATCGTTGCCGTACCATGGAAGAGTTTGTATGGGCACTTAAGAACATCGATCGTATCAACCCACAAGACTGTCGTGATTGGGCATTAAGAAACTTCTCACTTGAGAAAGTAGCTGGTATGTATGAAGAGTACTTCCAAGCGGTGCTTAATATCCATGGTGGAGCTGGTTGGTATGCAGAAAATCCAGGTCGTACAAATATGGACTATGCAGTCAAACATTATCCAGGTCGTCCAGATCCTATCGACTATAATGTTGTGGATAATGAAGAACGTCCAATGGCAAAGAGTATTGCCAAATGGATAAAAGACAATATTAAACCTAAAAAAGTACTTGATATTGGATGTGGTCCAGGAACATATGTTGAAGAATTAATAGCTGAAGGAATTAAAGCTGAAGGTATAGATATTGATGATAGAGTTGAAGGCAAATCATATCTACACAAAGAAAGTATTTTTGATACTAAACGCACTGCCGATACTGTTATAACTTTTGAGGTGTTAGAACATATTGATCCAGCTTATGCAGATCAAGAAGTAGATGCTCTATATAATGCTATTAAATCTGGTGGTACTATGATATTTACTGCTGCTCAACCTGGTCAAGGTGGTATTGGTCATATTAACTGTCGTAAGAAAGATTATTGGGGTAAGAAGTTTGTTTCTAAAGGTTTGATTTTTGATGAAGAATTGACTACAGATCTTACTAAAGCTCTTCTTGAAGATAGATATAATCAAGAGACTTTTATGGGTTGGTTCATTAGTAACGTAATGGTGTTCAAGAAGCCATAGACTTAGACGTTTATTTTATATAAATAATAAAATAAGCTTATAGGATATCATAATGGCCGTTAACAGTAGAGCAACACTCACAGAATACGCTTTAAGAGCACTTGGCGAGCCAGTAGTTGAAATTAACGTTGATGATTCTCAATTAGAAGAACGTATTGACGAGGCACTTGACTATTGGAATCAGTATCATTTTGATGGTGCAGAACGCATGTACCTCAAACAAAAAATTACTGCGTCAACAATAGCAATCACAACAGCCACTTCAGCAAATTTTCCAGTTGGTAGTAAGATTACAGGTAATACCTCAGGCGCTACCGCCAGCGTTTGTACTGAGATGGGTAGAACAGCAGATTCCCATCTTATTATAGTAAAAGACGTGACTACTACTGGTGATACTAATGCTCAACATGCTTTTAATGCTACAACTACAGCAACATTTGTAGTTGGTGAGACTATCACATGTGATAATGGTGAAACTGCTGTTATAGATACTGCAGGTGTAACTTTAGGTACATACGACCTTCGTTATATTCCATTACCAGATTATATCTATGGAGTAACTAGAGTTATTCCATTCAATGTTGCTTCAAGCTCAAAGAACTTATTTGACTTACAATACCAATTAAGACTTAATGACTTATATGACTTGACTTCAACGTCAATCATCTACTATAAGACAGTTATGAGTCATATCTCATTACTTAACTTAGAACTAAATGGTTATCCATTATATAGATTTAATCGTATGATGGGTAGATTAAGTTTAGATGTAAGTTGGAGTACTGCATTTGTCATTGGTGACTTCATCATGATCGAATGTTATAGAGCTTTAGATCCAACAGTGTTTACAAAAGTATGGAATGAACCATGGTTCCGTAAATATGTAACTGCTTTATTCAAGCGCCAATGGGCAACAAACATTAAGAAATTCCAAGGAATCCAGCTACCAGGTGGTGTAACTATCGATGGGGACAAGTTAT